TCGCACAACCACTCTATTTACCAGAGAATCCGCTACGTTATATATGTTTCGTGGAAGACGATATGATTTATCTAACACCATCTTATTGTCTGATGCATTCAAGAAGTCACGCACGTTTACACCCATCCAAGAGTAGATGCATTGGTCATCATCGCCTGCGAAATAGATACGTTTTGCCCGTGGCTTCAACACCTCATGAACCATGCGCCACTGTAACGGGGCCAAGTCTTGCGCCTCATCGACTATCAGGACCTCCAACCTCGGACCTTCGCCCTGTTCTATGAAGCGGTCAATCATGTCCACAAAGTCCAACTTACCTGTGTCACGCTTATAATCACGCAGCACTTCGTCCACCACTTTTAATTGCTGGTAGTGTAAATGCCTGTTGTTGGTGTCACTGAACTGCTGTTCGAGGCTGACTCCACGCACCCTAGCCAACTGGATCATGGATAGATAAGCATCTCCACCCTTGCCCGGTGAGAAGAGTTGCCCATCTTCCATACGGATAGAGGCGTTGGATGAAAACTCTACCCCCAGTATCTGACCAAGTTGCGTGAAGTCAGTTCCTTTCAGTACCTGTCGGGTAGTGATACCCATGTACTGAAAAGCCATCGAATGCAGAGTACGAAACCAAACCATTTGATCAGGGTTCATACTCAGCGCAGCGGAAGCACGAGTCCGCGCTTCGTCCGCTGCCTTACGGCTGAAGGACACGAACGCTATATCCTCCGGCCTTGTACCATCTTCAAGTTCCTGCTTGACGATAGATATAAGCTTGGTTGTTTTGCCTGTGCCTGGTGGCCCAAAGATTGTGGTCTGCATTAGAACGGCACCTCACTGTCAAGCTGAATGCTTGGCACTTGGACCTCGGCATTGAAAGCTGGCACCCACCAAACGCGCAGTTGTTTTTGCTGGCCTTTGGTCGTGTCAAAATATTTCTTGCCATTCGCTGTGCCGTTATCGTTTAACTCTTTCAACCGTTCCTGAATCTGACCACGACTGTAACTGTCGAACTTCTGATTGCGTAGATATTTAAGCAGTGCCTCTAGCTTAAAGTATGTAACCCCCTCTTCTTCGTCCGTGAAGGGCTTGCCAAGTGCAATCTCTTCGGCAGACTGGGCTTGTACCCGACCATCACAGAACGCCTCTAGCAGGTCCATGAACTGGCCTTTATAGGTAAGTTCTTCCGGCACATCTATTTCACTCATGCCATCCATCAACATGGACACAACCTCTTGCCAGTCAGCTACCTTCATCATCGGTGGCATGACATGAATCTGTTCCATGCAAGCTTTCTGAAAACGCTGTGGTGTTTGCAGATCATCGGTTGTCAGTTCGACACGACGACCACCCACGTCACAGAACCAGACTGGCGGCTCGGACTTGACCACACACAGACCAGTAATCTCTACATGCTGGACGTGACTACCTATCCCACATGTCTTCGTTTTGCAGAGACTCTTGTTGCAGAACGACTTGAGTGGTTCTTGATCACAGGGGAAACCATATTCCTTCTTCTCGTGTTGAGACTGAATAGTGACGATTTCAGAAGCTGGTAAAGGGGGCGTACAGTATTTGACATTAATTTCTTCAAGACGTTCTCTCCATTTTTCAGGTTGTTCTTTCTTGGCACCAACAGCGGCGGCAAACATGACTGTGTTGCGCGTACCCTCTGGTATGCCCTGACTAAACATATGTGACAAGCACGGTGCCCACTGTTCAAACTCATTGACAGGTTCACCAAGCTGTAGCTTTTCAAAATCTTTGGGGTTGGTTCTTCTGGCTTCTACTATATCCAGAAATTCGGTAAGGTCCGCTTCGTCTCCGTCTTCTTTGACAGCGTAACGCATTGTCTGTTCCGCATCAAAGTACGGAAGGTTAATGAAGTTTCCAACATCGCCACGCTCGACAAGAATCTCTTCTTGCTTCGGGAATATTTCGCAGCCACCGTATCCAAGGTAGGCAGCAATCTCTGTGGCTTTGTCACGGAAAACACCTGCACTAAAAAATTCTGTAAAGAAGAAAAAGATGTGGGCACCACCTGACTTTGAGCGGCAGACCACACATGGAATATCGTTGTCACGCAGCTTCTTGTCAAGTGCGACAAGGTCCAGCGGATACTGATCAATGTCCAGCGCACCGAACTTACATTGGCTGTTTTCGTTGATGGGTATAGAACCTACGCCGTGCTTACCCTCAAGGTGTGCGACAATAAGTTCCAAGGTTAGTGGCTTCCGAACGATGATTGACTTTGCCTTTTGTTTTCCAGCGCGTCTTTCATCTGATATTTGTGTCTGTCCATGCGCGGCACTGAAGCCTTCAAACGCCGCCATGAACCGTTCAGCTTGGTTCATAACTCACTCCGGGCAGAGAGGGTGGGGACGGGAAGAAAGGAATAAAACACCCGCCCCCTACTGGCTTAAAATGGTACGTCTGTTTCGTCAGTCGTGACTGTATCAGTCTGACTGTCTTCACCTGTACTCATCTTAATTTCTCCGGCACGGTATGAGTTGTACAAGTCACGCGCTTCCTGCAATGCAGGCATCGGCACGGACTCCATCTCAAGCTGCTGCACTTGATAGTTGAACCACGAACCTTTGTCATTGGACTCTTGGGTTGAGGTCAGCTTCCACGGCACAGCCCACATAGGTGGGTTGAACAGGCCCTTGCTTGGATGCATGATTTTCAGACCAGCGCGACGGGTATTCCACTGCTTCGCAATCTTCATCTGTGTCTTCTTCATGTCACAGATCATTTGCGTGGTCATGCCGTCAGCGTTGTACGCAAGCACAAGGAACTGTGCAGAGCGAACAAGTTCGTTGCCGTTCGGCAGCATTTCATTTGCACCAACACGGTTGGTCTGGCGAACGTCTGGGTTGTTGGCATCCAACTCACCCATAAATCCACCACCGTTCTCACGCAACTGGAACTCCAGAAACTTCGTGGTGTACGCACACATCAGTACGTCCACACCCTCATCAGCTTCCCAGTACTCACCTGTTACGGTGTTGAAGATATCGCCAGCGGATGCGCCTTTGATAAACTTCGGGTCGTTCTTTATTAACTGCGGTGACAGAGGCTGGAGAATCCGCAAGAACGGAATCTGCATATCATCTGCACCAATGGTTTCCATGCCCTGACCTGCCGCTTCGTACAGATCGTCCATGATGTTAGCAACTGCTGTGCTTTCTTTTTTTACTACTGCTGCTTCAGCCATCTTTAGCTCCTCACTTCGGGTGATAATTTTGATCGACAATTGTGAACGGAAGGTCATCTTGTTCTACACGTTCAATCAATCGTTCTTTAAATTGCTGTCGAATATCCTGCTTCCAATCGTCAGCTTTTTCATTTGCAACTATGTGAAACTGAACGGCTAGTTCAACTGTGTAAACATAGTCGTGAGTTTCAGAAATGTCTTTGACTGCTTCAGCCATCTTTAGCTCCTTGATATTTTAGCTTCAGTTCCGACGTACACACCGAAGGTATCGAAGTCGATATCCTTACCTGCCTCGATGCGTCCTTTGACCCACGCTTTTAACGTCTGTGGGTGGACGTGTGTCTTCTGCGCTGGCTCAAGACCCTGATTGCGGAGGTCGTCTACGACAGCCCCTGCCATGTTGTCCTGACCAGAACCGAAGGACACGACGACATCATTCTTGATGATGTCACCTTCACCAATGGAACGAAGCCAGTTATATGCTTCTTCCTTTTTCTCTTCTGGAATACGCGCATGAACGAACTGTCGCAAAGCAACCTTGTTGCCATCGACTGTCACAGAATCCATGCCCATCTCCTGCATCAGGTTAGGTATGTCTTCTTCATTCACTTTGCGTTTCTTGAATTTAAGATCCTTCAGATATTGCTCTGCTTGTGCAACCTCTTCATCGATCTTCATAGACTGGCGGATGAGATCGGACAAAGTCTTGCCCTTCTCATCATTCACCTTGTCGAACTTAGAGGCATCGACTTCCTCATCAAATAGCGAAAACACATCGCTCATCGTACATTCTCCTGTACTTTCTACGTTAAAGTTTAACCCCTTCGGGTGTGGTGGAGAGTCTTAACCCACTCTCCTTGGGTATGTCAAGCGGCTTCTTGTGCACGTTTTTCCTTCAGTATGTGTGTCAATTCTTTGCTCACACTTCTGTCGTTCTGTTGTGCGCGTTTCTTTAGGTACTCATATATCTGTACCTCAACCGCGATTGATTTCCATTTAGTGGTGTCCATGTTTGCAACCTTCAAAATACTGTGTTACCGTCATAGCGTACATCATAATTGATCGGGGGGTCAAGAAAAAAATGAGACCAGCACATCAGGTTCGTGATGGTAAAAGATCTGAACTCATTGCAGCTTCTTGGTTGATGTCCCAGAACTGTTATGTCTACACTCCGTTTATTGAACAAGGCCCGATAGACCTCATCGCCCTCACCCCGAAGGGTGAATTGTTGTTGTTTGACGTGAAGACTGTAGGCCGTAGAAAGAACGGCTCAATAATCTCTCGTCTGTTGTCGGACATCCAAAAGAAACTGGGTGTCCGTCTTCTGTATGTGGACCTTGAAACTGGGTCCTGTGCCTTGTACCCGTACCAGCTATCCCATTCACCACAGAACCACGCTGTGAAATATGCAGAACAACAGGCATCTAACCGACACTTCGACGGGGGTCAAGTTCCAACCATTGACGGGCTTCTTCACCCAACGTCTTCGCTGATAGATCAATCTTATTCCGAAGAGTCTTTACAATGTGAACATCAACCGTGCCCTTTGTCATCAGGTCAACGTATGTCACCGGATGATGCTGACCAATCCGATGAGCACGATCCTCAGACTGAACCCGTGTCTCAAGATTGAAGTCATTGGCATAGTAGATCACATTGGTTGCAGCCGTCAGTGTCAGGCCATAGCCTGCCGTCTGTGGGTTGGCAACGAAGAACCTTGCATCTCCAAACTGGAACGCCTGTATCGCTGCTTGCCTGTCGTCATCAGACGTGTCACCGAAGTAGCTGACCGTAGATCCTGGCCCATACTTTGACTCCAGCATCACGGTTATCTTTCGTATGTCGTACCTGAATCGTGACCAGATAATTACCTTACCTGACATTTCTTCCAACGTACCAAGCAAAGCATCCATACGCTTGGTTGGAAACTCTACAAGGTCACCATCGTCTGTCATGACATGACCACACAGCACCTGCTGTAATCGCAATAGCTGTGTCATGATCGCTGGCGCAGATACCAGTTCACCGTCGTCAAGCAACGCCATAGCTGCTGTCTTGATTGACTGATAATACTTCAACTGTTCATCGGTCACTCCGACTTCACGAACGGTGTAGATCTTGTCGGGTAGATCAAGGGCTTCTTCTTTTGTGACCCTGAAAGAAAATCTGTCCAACTTGTCGCTCAGTTCAGCTAAGTTACGGTAGCCCACAATCTGTTGAAAGCTGTGCGAACCCATGCGTTGAGTCCTTGTAATAGCGTAGCGTCCTTGGAACGAATAGTAGCTGTCGAATCCCAGCAAGTCCTTGTCCATGAATCCACACTGTGCATACAAATCCATAGGCGATTTCGTAACGGGCGACCCTGTAAGGATGCGTTTGTACGTTGCACTCTGACCAATCTTAACCAGAGCTTTAGTCCGCTTGGCCTTGGGGTTCTTAATAGTTGTGCTTTCATCGACCGCAAGTAGGAAAGTCGAGTCGCGTACAAAGTGTTCCAGATATTGAAGAACCTTCTTCGACGCTCCAAATGCTTCGACATTGACGAGCAGTATGCGAAGAGTCCGTGTCTTATTAACACCCTCCGACAATCTTTCACGTTGACCCTTGTTCGGGTTCGCACTCCATACATAAACTTCGGGTTGAATGTCTTCTGGAAGATGAGTCGGTATTTCTGATACCTCCCAGTTTCTATACACACCCTTCGGGGCAACAATAACTGCTGTGTCGATAAGTTTGTTGTCGTATAACCATGTGATGTTGTCGAGCAAGACCTTTGACTTGCCGCACCCCATCTCCATGAAGTATCCAAAGTTCTTTTTGTCGTACGACTTCTCAAGGGCAACCTTCTGGTGCTCATATGGTTTCGTCTTGTACCTGAACATCTAATCCTCATCTTCATCCATACCACCTGACATGATGGCGAACTTGGCAGACTCTAGATAGAATAATAATTCAGCGGGATCGGGCTGTGTTGTCATCATCTTTACAGTGCCGTCTTCCGCTTCCCCCAAAATAACCACGTCCTTCAACATCTGCCCTGCCACTTCACAGACTGTAGGTACGGGGTCTTTTTTAAAGACAAGTTTGCTGTGTAGATAAACTACATTGTCATCTGTCATAATCAGCCCTGCAAAATTCTATGCCATGCGGCACGGATGTTAGTTTCTACTTCACCACCCACGTCACCAACAAACTGTGCGTCCAGCCAATCTTCTATGACTTTATCAATGGTGGTCACCGCTTCTTGCCACTTCATCCTCGGTTCTTTAGCCGCGATAGTAGCTTCGTCAGGTAACAAATGTGTTTCCATATCGGACTCCTCGTTACTGTCTGATATCCTATCAGATATCATCCAACTGTCAATAATTTCAAGGCCGCATACACTGCAAGCTACATCACCTGTCGCTTTGTTCAACGATAAATTGCTTGAGCATCTTGGGCAATTACTTGAAGGCAGTGCAAACTGCGGCTCAGTGGTATTTAGGTTTGTCATCGTCATCATCCTCCATGTGCATGATCTGTTGATTGGCAACCATCATCGCTGATGCTAGTAGCTGGGTAGTAACAATAGGACTTTTACGATTACCCATGATTGCCAACCCCATGCCTGCGGACAGTAATAAATAGGCGGCATAGTCCTGATCGATACCCAGTTCATTCAAAGTATGAACGGTGTCGCTCACAATTTCTGCGGCTGCTTCGCCTAGCTTTTCATCCTGCTTGTTCTTCATTGTTTTTCTTCCACGTCTATAATCTCAAGATCACCTATTGAAAAACCCAGACTATTCATCAAACCTGTGCGCCTACGCAACCTGTTCTCTGCTAATTCTTTGGCTTCTTCTGCGTCCACGGCCTTGACGAACTGGTCTTTGTAGAACTCAACGACCAGCCCGACCCTGTAGTACCTTTGATTTTTCTTTGACCCCGAACTCACGGTCTTTAATTTTGTCATTATCATACACTTTCGTAAACAGTTTAAACCAACACTTGGGGCAGTAGTACCGCCCCTGCTCTACTACTATCGCCTGGGCGGCACACTCTGTGCAATGATAATCAGTCATACGGCTCTTCCCAGTCGTCCGTAAAGACACTGTCCAGATGTTTGATAATGTCGTCTGGTAGATACAGGCGTGGCTCTTCATAGCCCAACGGTTCAAGCGACCTGCGTCTGGGGTCTTTTGCTGACGCATCTCGATCCCCGATCCTTTGTTCTACCTCTGGCAACCAGTCATCCAGATTGTGTCCATGTTCTTTGTCTTCTGGAAACAGGATGGACTTGCCGTCCTTCTTGATGTCAAAGATCATGTAGTTGTGACAGCCCCATGTGTCCGTCACGACCTCATAGCCAAGGCTTTCAATCTCACCCTCGACCTCATGCGTTCCGTTCCAGCCATCACCGTCACCGAACCCGAACTTTGAGAAGGCATCTTCCCATTCCCATGAAATAATTACTCTAGGCATTAGTACACTCCAAATAAAAATTCGTTGATTGTTTCGATGTCTTCCAACACCACGAATATTTTGTCGAAACCTCCACCCATGTGAATGGCTGTGCATTCTTGCTCCAAGTCTCCTGTCCTGATTGTCTTCGGGCGCAAAACAAACTGCCCGTCACCAAAATAAAACACGCACAGTTCTGTGTCCCGTAGGTCATAGCCACCGCCCCATGATTCAGCGACCATGTGCAACGGCATACGCCTACGCTGTATGCGCTCAAATGATTTTTCAACTTCAGTCATTGCTGTCCTCCTCATCACAAGTGCATCCAAAGCGGTCAAAAACTTCGTCACTCCAGACACCGTCTTCAGTTAAACCGCATTCGCAGTTTTCTTCTTTATAGGTGTACCCATCAGTCATTGCTGTCCTCCTCAAACGTGCCTTCAAACATGAAGCATTCATGCTTGCCTTGAATTAATGTGATTAACTTGTCCCTCACTGCCTCGTGCAGTGTATCTGGATCCGTGTCCTTCGGTGCTTTAACGCTGAGAATATTGTCCAGCGTAAAGTCAAAAGATATTATATCACTCATATCCACATTCCTTTCCATTCTGTGTCTTTTTCCTTCCACTGAATCTCGATGCCATTCTCTGGCGGCTTCTCTTGGCTGTTCGACATAAAATCCCAGCCAGCATTGTGATAGCTTTTGATTGCAATAATCTCACGATCCATCAGTTCGTAATACTTTTCCAATCTGTCGATAAACATTTTTAGATCACCCCACTTGATATGGTCAGTCGGGTGGGTAGTGAACATGATGCCATCACCCATCAGGTCACCATGTTCGTTCGCCATATCCATTTCTTCAATCATCAACTGTTTTAACTTGCCCATTTTATTTCGTCCTCAATTACGTTCCATGCACATTCATAGGCATGATCCCAATTCAAGCAATCTCCTGACGCAACCATTTCATCTGCCATCAGCTTTGCTTGATGATTAAGACAAGGCTCATGATCCAAAGGTAAAAGTAACTGCATCAGCTTGCCTCCGCACTATAAGGTACGGGATATGCCCGTAGCATTTCACTGTGCCTCATGCTGGCAGTCTCATGCCAGTATTGCGTTTCTAGTTTTTCGTCATAGCGACTTTCAAAAATTGTCACAAACATTTCCCTGTCGTAGTCATCCCAACTGATGATGTAGTAGTAGTCGCAGCATGTGTTTTCTTCCATCATCATAGGAATTGATGTGTGTTCAAAGTTTGGAAGCAGTCGAACCTCGCCACCCTTGGGGTTCTTGTTTGCGGCAACAAACGCTGCCGCAAATTCATCAGCTTCCCACCTTGGCACAGGCCAAGCATACTCTTTGGCCCTCTCAATGTGTGCAGCCGCACCCTGTGGGTATCCGTCATAATGTTTGTAGACACCGTAGTAGCAATCATCGGCCAAACGTTCCTCGAAAAAATATATCGCTCTTGTACCCATTAGCTTACCCTCCAGCCTTCGTCATTCAGAAGGCATAAAATGTTATCAATGTACCTTGGTTCGATGACCAAAGACCGTCCAAAAAATTGCCAGTCTATACCAGCATTGAATGCCGCTCTTGATTCTTCTTCCAACCAATCAGCCGCATCATCATTCATAGGCTGAACCAAAACGATTGAACCTTCGTTGATGAACTTAAAATCACCGTCCTCGATCCACGAACCTATGTCCTGTATTTTCTGTGCTTCTGTTGTCATATCACTTGTCCTCCGATATACTGAGATAACTTCATATCTAATCCTATAGGATAACATGGGATAGTCAACAACAAAATGCATCTGACTATAATGTTTTTTCTGCCTTTTAATTTTTTGAAAAAATTTTTGAAAAGTGGTGTCTTAAGTGTCTTAAGTGTCTTAACCCTTGCACAACAACGGTTACAGACAAGACACTTACAAGACACTAAGACACTTATAAAGGGAACGCGAGACGAAAAATGAAAATTAAAAAAGAAAAACCCACAGAAAACACTATAGGCAAAGTTGGTAGGCCAGCAGGATTGACGGAACGCCAGAAGACTTTTGCCAAGTATTACGTCGAGGGCAGACATAGCAACGCTGAGTGTGCAAGAATGGCTGGCTACTCTGACAAGTCTTCTATCACTATGGCATCCAAACTTCTGAACGGCAGAGACTTTCCTGACGTTGTTGAACTTATAAAAGAATTGAGACAGGCGGCTGAACGCAGATATGGCGTGACCCTGATGCACCAGCTTAAACGTCTGGATGAATTGTCCAGAGGAGCGGAAGAGGCTGGGCAGTATTCTGCTGCAATCAATGCTGAAAAAATTCGTTCCGCTTTGGGTGGCCTGACTATTGACAGGCGAGAACAGCAACACGTCCACCAGTTGGACAGCATGACTAAACAGGATATAGTCGCACGTCTGGCAGAACTGCGGAAATCTTATCCACACGCTTTTATCGAGGGAGAAATATCTGATGCCAAAATCATCGAAAACAGAGAAGAACCTTTGGCAATCACTGAAGAAACATCTGCCGAAAAAGACACATTGCCAACGGATTGAGAATCGTGTGGCAGAGGGAATGCCCGATGTATATATGTGTATCGATGGCGCACCAGTATGGGTTGAATTAAAGATAATAAAAAGAAATGGGATAACCCTACAACCGTCCCAAATTGCTTGGCATTTATCGCATTCTAGGTGCGGTGGCGTTTCTTTTTTTCTTGCTTCGTCGTCCTTCGAGTCCGATGTATTTTTATTTGAGAGTGGAAAAGCTTTGGAAATCCAAGGTGCAAGGGCCGATGACCTGCGGCCTATGTCCATCTGGCAGGGCAACATTAAATCTGCGCCCGATGCTCTGCGGTCTGCGGCCTGCGCCCGGTGGTCTGCGGCCTGCGGTCTGCGGATGATGTAGTAGGATTCGCGCATAAAGAATCAGCGCACCCTGACGGGTGCGCTGTGTGTACTAGTGTTTGTGGTATGAAACAGTTTTGACATCACGCGACCAGCAAGCGCGGCATTCGCCACACTTTCCGCCTTGTGTTGGGGCTGGGCATTCGTGACCAATTGGCGCGGCATTTTTTACGACCGCGCTTGAGTGTTCCCAATCTTCCGGCGGCGTATCGTCTACCATTGTTGCGCTGTATCTGATGACAGCATTATCTGGCAACGCTTCAAGCTTCAATGCTTCAAGCCAGATTTTACGTTCTTTTGTGGGGATCCAGTGTTTCTTTTCTGGTGTTGCCTTAACTATGTCGATAATGTTTAACGCCATGCGGACGTTCTGCACGTCGCCTGAATCGAACCAACGGAAATAAGGCGACCTTGTCTTGTTCAACATAGCGACCATTCTAGGCACAAAATCAATAGCATTAAAAAACTTTAACCGCTCTTCCATTTTGTCTGTCACGTTTGGCATGTTGTAGCGGCCTTTTCTAGCGTAGCAGTCATGGCAAACTGAGCCTTTAATCTTTGCTAGCTTGTCGCCTGTTTTACACTTCCACGCTGAAAGGCTTATGGACTTGCCTGGCATTTTACTGGTATTTGATAACATAGCTTTTCCCTTTCTTATTATCTTTTCCCATTTTATCCCAACCATAGAATAAGTCAACTTCTAATCTGCGGCCTGCGGCCCACGCCTGCGGCCTGCGGCCCACTTCGTTGCGCTTCGCACAATAAAAACGGAAGGCGACTTGCGCCGCCTTCCTGTTGTTTACTTTTCTTCACGAGCACGAAACTTGAGATAATTAATGTGCTGTTCGTGCTGACACTCTCCACAGATTAAAACTTCGCCGTCTGTTTCGTCAGCAATCCATTCGCAATCTGCACAATCTTCCTGACCTTTAGTTTTATACTTTGGCATTTCATTAAACAGTTTAAACAGTTTTGATGTGTATGCTTCATCTTTAGTAACTGACATGATGTTTCCTTTCATATGGTTATTTGATTATCCTATATTCTACCATATAATCCCATAAACACAAAACAATAATTCTGCGGCCTGCGGCCCACATCGGCGGCCTGCGGCCTGCGAACTTCGGCTGCGCGGCGCGCACAACAATGCAGGCCCAGCTACGCTGGGCCTGCTGCATTAAAATTGTGTGATACACAGGTAAACGGTGTAGATCATCAACGCTGATATAGCGGCATGGGCTTGGATGTTCATGGTCAACTACCCGTGCAGAATGTCGCTGAGTTCCCCGTCCCAAAAATCATCATTAGCACACTCGATTGCATTGCGCGGAGACATGCCAGCGTCGAAATAATCGCGCCAGCTTGCATCTGCTAGATCATGAATGCCAAGTCCAGCTATGTTAGTCACCTGACGATTGCATTCTTTTTCAAACTGTTCATAGGTTGGGTTTTCAATTTCTTCGTATTTCATATCAGTAAATCGGGGGCTTTCGCCCCCGCTCCTCTACTTTGCTGACTGTTTCAGGTTATCGATATTGACCGCCTTGATTTCGGGCCTGATGCCTTCGATAACACCCTCGAGTTTTTCTAATGACCGCATCGCTTCTTCGGTCCGACCTACTGTGTGCATCAAAAGGTAGAACTGATAGTGGAAACGCAACTGGTCTTTTAAGGTCTTATGAGCCATACTTGTCACCAAAGACTGCTTTTGAAAACGCCTTACGTCCCCAATAACGATACTTACCGTTTCGACCTTTGCGCTTTTCAATCTTATGACCTTCAGCGCGTAGCATATGGATAGCGGCAAAACAAGTTTGCATCCCGTATCCAGTAAGTCTTGCCAATCCTTTTGGGGTGGCATCCTTCTGGGTCAGAATATCCAGTATGGCATCCTGACAAGTCATGCCGTTCAGCATACGGTTACGCTTGCCTTTAGACTTGGCGACTGCTCTGGGCTTGGCAACGGTTTCAGTCTTGCGCTGCTCAACTGCCTTTGGTGCTACGGTCTGGACGTTAACGCCAGCAGGCAACCAGATTGTGGTGCCGTCGCTGTCGGTCTTGATTGTTATATAGTCAGTCATCAGATTAATCCTTTCGTTGACTGGTTAGAGGCACGACGCCTCAAGACAACCGTATCACGAAATACATAGGCCGGTCAACTAACACATGGGATAATCTTTTCCATTATATGGAAAAATCTGGGGTTACTTGGGATTGACCGGGACTTGGGTTTATGCTCTAATATACCCCCACCCCCGCAGGTACACCGGACCTGCGGCCCATACTGCATGCATGTTGCAGGGTTGATAAATTCATTCGCGTATATTATCGTTCGGGTATGGAGAACACAGCCAGCTTAGAACTACTGCCCGATGACGTGCTCAAGGAAATCTACCTGCTTGAAGAGCAGGCGAAACGACTTGACCTGCGTGACAAAGCGCAAGAAGACTTCATGTCATACGTCCATCATGTCTATGACAATTTCATAGAGGGGACCCATCATAGAATCATAGCTGAAAAGCTGGAGCGTATCGCAAGCGGTGATTTAAAAAGACTGATTGTAAATATGCCACCCCGACATTCTAAATCAGAATTTGCATCCTATCTCATGCCGTCTTGGTTTCTTGGCAGGAACCCCAAGTTAAAAATTATTCAAGCTACCATGAATACCGAACTTGCTGTAAGATTTGGACGTAAGGTTCGTGACCTCATCGCTGACCCCAAATACAAAGAGGTCTTTCCGAACACGGACTTGAAAGCGGATAGTCAGGCGGCTGGTAGATGGGAAACAGCGTCAGGCGGGGAGTACTTTGCTGCTGGGGTGGGCGCAGCAATGACTGGTCGTGGCGCGGACTTGCTTATCATCGATGACCCGCACTCGGAACAAGATGCCTTGTCCACATCTGCTTATGATAACGCATATGAATGGTACACTTCGGGTCCTAGACAGAGACTCCAGCCTGGTGGCAGCATTATTATTGTTCAAACCCGGTGGTCAAAGAAGGATATCACGGGCAGGTTACTGACCGCACAGGCCAAAGATATAATGGCTGACCAGTGGGAAGTTGTAGAATTTCCTGCGATTATGCCGTCGGGAGAACCATTATGGCCTGAATTTTGGCAAAAGGACGAGCTTCTCAAGGTCAAAGCTTCGCTGTCCGTGGGCAAATGGAATGCGCAGTGGCAACAAAATCCTACGTCCGAAGAAACCGCGATGGTCAAGCGGGACTGGTGGCAGGAGTGGGAAGAAGACGATATTCCTGATTTAGACTACATAATACAGTCTTACGACACCGCGTATTCAAAGAAAGAAACTGCTGACTATTCTGCGATTACAACGTGGGGTGTGTTTCGCCCGTACAAAAATTCTGAGGAGCATCTAATATTGCTGGATGCAAAGAAGGGTCGGTGGAACTTTCCAGAGCTTAAAACCATAGCGCGTGAAGAGTTTGAGTATTGGGACCCAGAGTTGATGTTGATTGAGGCAAAAGCGTCTGGTCAACCGTTGGCTGATGAAATGCGGTTACTGAACCTCCCGGTTGCGACCTTTGCCCCCGGTCGTCGGAAGGGTGGGGGAGGTCTGGACAAGACAGCGCGTATGCATATTGTTTCGCCTATTTTTGAATCTGGCAAAGTGTGGTATCCTGTTGGGGAAAAATTTGCTGACGAAGTTATCGAAGAGGTTGCATCATTTCCCAATGGCGACCATGATGACTTTTGTGATAGTATGACTATGGCCCTGATGCGCTTTCGCCAGGGCGGTTTTATTAGATTGGATGGCGAAGAGTTTGAAGACGACGCACCGCCACGCAAGAGAGAGTATTACTAATGGTTGCCCTGCCCGAACCAAGACCAGAGACTCCAAGACAAGCTGAAAGAAGACAAGCGATAGAAAATGTCCAGCGTAATCTGCTGGGTCGGCAGCTTATGGCTGATGAACTTACTCCCGCAGGTCTTGCTGCTCGACAGCGCGAAGGTTTGGAAACTTTGAAAGGTGTGGGCGTTGGTCTTCCTGCCGGGTTACTGGGACTTCCGGCAGACCTGCTTGCTTTACTTTTCCGTGACGCTCCTTCTTTACTGAACAAGTTAGTGACCGGGGAACCGCTGGATATAGAAGAACGCGGACAATTTGCTAAGGCTTTTGATGCGTTTCAGAAAGTCGCAGGTGCAGAGGCCATCGGTCGTGCTATGGGATTTGGCGAAGATATGGACGCAGAGTCCGAAAGCGGTGACGCAGCTTCTCGTGCGGGTATGAATCCATTTCGTCAGGGGATGTTGTTTGGTGAGTTTATAGCCGATCCGTTTCTTGCGTTCAAAGGTATTGGTGCTTTATTGAAGGCAGGTTCAAGGACCGACACCCCCGCAACTCGGTCCACGGACCTTGCACCTGTAGAAACAGAACAGCAACCTGTACGTTTTAACACTACGGGGGATATTAGTTTATCAGACCTTCCAAGAAGTGAAGTTACTGGTCTTCCGGTGTTACGAACCGAAGTCACTCAGCGCATGGCAACGCCTGAAGAGACAGCAGCATTTCAACGCGGCGAAGACCCCGCAGCGCAATCAGTCAGACCCACAGAGGTTGATCGCGGTGATTTTGCAGATGTTATGATGCAGCTTGAGGAGGAAGAGGCAGACGATCTAATGGCTGCTCTTGTGTCAAATGATCGTGGCTACGCTGCGGATATCGCTGGCGAACTTTTAAGTCGAAGAAGAGGTGATGATCTTGGTGCTGCTGCGGATCCTGTGAATGACGCGGTTCTTAGTGATGTCCGCTCACAACTTGCAGATGAAGCTGAAATGTTTGTTGAAAGATTTATGGGCTTGGATGTAGCAGAACTAACTCCAGAAACACCTGTTACAGTGTTTAGAGTAGGAGATATTCAGCCGGGTGAGGTTCAGTCTTTCAGTTTAAGTAGAAGCATTGAAGGTCGGCAGTTGCCGGGTCAGCGTATTCGTGAACGAAGAGGTGAAGAAAGACAGCCGCTGGTTGAATATACTGTTCGTGCCGGGGATATTTTAGCTGCTCCGAACGCCACTTTTCGCGGGGGCAGAGGGACAGAAGACGAAGTTGAAGTTTTAATTGATTCTGCAAATGTCACCCCGAATCAAACTATTGAGGGTGAGTTTACAGCTACTCCAGCAACTGCACCAGAAGGTGACGAGGCTAATCAACTGTTTGATGCAGCATCACAGGCTCGTGCTCTTGACGATGTAGAAAACACTCAGCAGGCAACTCCGGCTCAACCGAGAACCCCCGGCCCTGAAGTTGGCATTGGAAGAACCCGTCAGGCAGATGAAGCTATGGGTGACCTTGATCCTGCTGTGCCAGAATTTACTTATGATTCGTTGATGTCTCTTCCGGGGTATCGAAGAAAGCCTGACCGCAATTCTCAGAACATGGTTTATACCGTGGATGACACGGGTGAGTTTGGTGAAAAGGTTGATAACTTTTCTCCTGTCCTAACAAATCTTCATGCGCAAGAAGAAATGAAAAAAATCCCTGAAGCTGGGATTAGACCGTCAGAGTTGGACAAAAGACTTCTTAAAGGTGCTATGAAAGCCGAGTACAAGGATAGCCCATTTCAGGATGAACTACTCCGGTTAGCTGATGAAGGTAACAACAAAATTCAATCCGTGACCGCGATTGAAAAAGCAGAGGAGTTTTTACCGCAAGTTCGTAGTCGAATGTTCCGTTTAAAAAATCATAGTGAAGATTTTGTTAACAACAAAACACCTTATCGGGAGCGGGGTATTCCCTACATTGGAGATGTAGACGAGAATGGTCAAATAACAAGGGTAGGTGCGCCCTCAAATTATCATCCTTCTTTGGAACGAGTGGCGGATGATGGGGCCTTATTTGTTTTTTCTACCAACAAGCCAGATAGCATAGCATTTAATGATGGTTCATCGCTTGATGACATACCTTCAGTTATGGCAGGGCATGACTACGGTTTTGCGGGACCTCCCGGCGGTAAAAAGATACCCGGATACTTTGGTTGGGCCAGAACATACATAGTTACCACCCCTGACGAAAAAAGATATTTGGTTGTGAATGAAATACAATCAAATGCTATTCGAGACTATGATATGGGTTCTGGGGTAGAGATGCCAAAAGAAGAAGGCTACAGAATGAAACTTGAGGATGAAGACGGTAATGTAGAAACCATATTCGTCCAGAACCCGGACAACAAGTATCAGCTTCCAGATATTGATGGGCCAGAGGTAAAAGCAATTGAAGACCGCGCTGCTGCTGAAAACAAAACAATAAAAGACATGCAAGTAGTAAGAAAGATACAAAAAGTAAAAACATTTGATGAAAGACTTGACGCTTTCTTTGAGTCACCAGCAAGTCAGGGGGCTTCTGGAGACGCTACGTCTTATGGGGAATCTGGAAAAGTAAGAATACCTTATGACGCAGAGGCTAAAAAGTTTGAAAAAGTAGCGGAAAAGCTTTTTCCAGAAGAAATCACTAAAAGCAATCGTTTTGAAAATGAATTAATTGATTTAGATAATAAAACTGAAGCTCTGTTTGATGCCACAATGGTAGATAGCACAAGGCATCCATATATTGCATTGAGTCCTCGTGGTCGTAGACTTCCAGAAATTACAACAAGGTCTTTTCTGCTACAAAACAAAGATGATCTTGCAACGGTGCTTCCTCTGCCAGGTGAGTCTGATTTCTTTTCTGGGTTGAGCAATACAGGCGGTGATTTCACCGCAGTAGACAACTATGTACTAGACTACATTGAAAATAATCGATCTTTTATAGAAGGAATGATTGAAAGTTCTTTAAGGTCCGCTGGTCAGCCTACCACTGTTCAAAACGTAGAAAAACATATTAGACAACTTAAAAGGGGGATGACGCCTGCTGCCAGAGAAGTTGCAGATAATAACATAACACCAGCAGAGTTTAAGGAAAGAGTCTTTAGGGAAATAACCACCGACGAGGTTTATGGAAGACAAGGTATTGCGCACGCTGCGCTTACGGAAGTTTTGGGTGAAATAGATCCTGCTGTTGGAAAGATTTTAAAAGGTGAGGACGAAAGCTGGCTTAATCTTACTAAAGACGAAAGCGTTCCAGAATTTGGCACTCCTACTCGTGATAAAATAAAAGAAATGGTTGCTTCTTTTAGTCCAGAGACTAAGGTGAAGCTTTCTAAAGCATATGCTGATAAATTAGACGAACTTGAACAAACTTACGGGGGCGGTATTTTAGAAGAGACTCGTATCTTTTTAGACCTAGATGATCTCTTATCGGACGTTCATCTTGAGAGTATCCTTGCCCAGAGCATAGGTGGTCTGGGGCATAGACATAATCGAGGTGTTTTTGATATTATGAAGTTCGATAAAAGACGAGCAGAGATAATGCAGTCTGGCGATGTTTTAAGCGACGCAGAAAAATCTACGCTGATGGACAACGCCCGTGAAACAGCAGAGGCACAGGGCATAGACTTGGAAAAAGTAGATGCTTTTAATAAAGTAAAGCAGTACACCGGGTCAGGAAACCAAACCGGATTTATTCTGCCTCCACCATTTAAAAACCAATCTGATTATTTTAGGTATGCAGTGCGCTCTATAATTAAAACCGCAAAAGAAGAAGATGATATAAACGGTGTTGTGTTCTTTTCAGGTGCTGACATGTTTAAAACACATGGAGGAGATGCTATTGGTAAGGATGCCTATTTTAACACTTATGAAAAGACTGTAGATAAAGCTTTAAAAGAGTTTGAGGATAACGGTGGAACTGTTCGTCGTAATGTAAACAAAAGAGATGAAAACGGAAACCTAGTAGACCCGGACCCGAATAATATTTTTTCCACTAAAGACGGACCTAATGTTGCTGGTCGCCCTCCGGTTCTTTTTGCCTCAGACGGGGAAGGACTAAGAATTATAGACTTTGATGACAGCGGCAACACGAAGGCCGCAACCCGTGAAATCCGTCGCGCAAAAGGCGGAGAAGTGGACTTGAGACCACGAAAGATGATACACTCAGGCATCGGTGCTTTGGCAAGGGAAGTAATGTAATGTCTGAATATACAATAGATGGAAAGCGTGTTCGCAAGGTCTATAACGAAAAAAGAATTACAATGACCGCAAAAACTCCTGACGGAAAAACCGTTACGACAAAAAGCACAGGAGTAGATGCCAAAGGCTTACACTATGTTACTCCTAGTGACTCTGCCAGGTTAGACTTCAAGGCATCTGGGAAAGTTAAATTTAATTTAAGTCAAGGTTTACCGATTGACTACGCCAACGCTGACAAAAAAGGCAAAGCAGATCTACTTACCAAAGAAGTAAGTGATGATGTCATAAACAGAAAAGCTGCTAGAAACAGAGCAGAGTATCAACAGAAACAAGCACAAAAAGAAAAAGAAAAACGCGAGAAGTCAAAAAGAAAAACCCGAAAAAAACTTACAAGTATTAAGGGTGCTGGTGGTGGCACATCAAATGAAGATGGTGTTATTGATATTCGTCCGGGTCCACGTTTAGTTAAAAAACGTGGCGGGGCTGTAATGAAATCTCGCGGCGGCACATTCAAAGGGACATTTTAGTGACTAGAAAAGCCCCAAAAATTATACGAAAAAAATACAAGGGTCCTCAGTTAAAAGACAGGGGCGGTAAACTAGGAGACGCTCCTGACGCTGATGCTTTGTTTTTGCAGTCAAGACGTTTAAAAAGCGGTGATACTACGCTTTATCTTGACCCAGATCTTGAACAAACTCTTCGCAGAAGAAAAAAAGTTGAGAAAATGAAAAACGGCGGTGCGGTTATGAAGAAACGCGGTGGCACATTCAAAGGAACATTCTAATGGCATTACCCCCTAGATTAGTAGAAGCTGCAATGGGTGCAGGTGGCCCCGGCATGTCCGCAGAAGAACAAATGACCGAGGTCCAACTTCCACTAATGGATGACCTTCCTGAAGGCATTATGATTGCTGGAGACGAGGAAATGGTTGAGGTCGAGGCTGAAGTCTACGACCACAATGCAAACTTGGCTGAAGTGTTAGATGACTCCATCCTTGGATCTTTGTCCTCGGACCTTGGTGGCAAGGTTGATGAAGATCAGTCTTCCCGTGAAGACTGGGAAGAAGCTATTGCCAAGGGTCTGACACTGTTGGGTATCAACTATGAAGAGCGGAATGAACCGTTCATGGGTGCGTCTGGTGTGACACATCCGCTGTTGTCGGAGGCGGTTACACAGTTTCAGGCACAGGCATACAAGGAAATGCTGCCGCCGGGTGGTCCTGTAAAGACACAGATTATAGGGCAGCAATCCAAAGAAGTTGAAGATCAGGCCCAGCGGGTCAAGGACTTCATGAATTATCAGGTTACAGAGGTGATGGAAGAGTATGATCTGGACACAGACCAGATGCTTTTCTATTTGCCAATTACAGGTTCGACGTTCAAAAAGGTATACTTCGACCCGATGAGACAGAGGGCAGTGTCGAAGTTTGTGCCTGCGGAAGATTTGATTGTGCCGTACAGCGCGACAGATTTACAGACTGCCGAGCGGTACACACATGTAGTTCGCATGAGCGAGAACGATATCCGAAAGCTACAAGTAGGAGGTATATATCGTGACGTATCACTCTCAGCTACTGAAGATGAAGAGACTGATTCAACAATACGGGGTAAGTCTGACGATATCCAGGGTCTCCGTCCGGGTTACTCTGATGAGATGTTTACAATCCATGAAATCCATGTGGACTTGGACCTTGAGGGATTTGAGGATATGGATGCGATGGGTGAGGCGACAGGTATCAAGCTGCCTTACATCGTCACAATGGACGAAGGGTCTGGACAGATTTTGTCGGTTGTTCGCAACTGGCGTGAGACGGACATGCTTCGGCGTAAGCGTCAGTACTTTGTTCATTATAAGTTTCTGCCTGGTTTTGGCTTTTATGGTTTTGGCTTACTTCATATGATAGGAGGGCTGTCTCGTGCAGCAACTTCAATACTACGCCAGCTTATTGATGCTGGAACTCTCTCAAATCTACCAGGCGGTTTCAAGGCTCGTGGTGTTCGCATTCGCAATGACGATGAGCCTGTTAATCCTGGTGAGTTCCGCGATCTTGACGCTCCTGGTGGCGATATTCGTAACGCCATTATTCCTCTTCCATACAGAAGATTTGCACAAGTGGCAGACTCAAAGGTCGCTGACGTTAATTCAAATGCTCCAGTCGGCACAACAGTGGCTCTCATCGAGCAAGGCTCAAAAGTAATCAGCAGCATCCACAAGCGGCTGCATTACGCACAGAAAAACGAATTTAGATTACTGTCAGAAATATTTGCACTTAATCCTGTACCTTATCCGTACATGATTGGCCCGAATGTCCCGCCCGAAATAATGGCGCAGGACTTCGACGGGCGGGTAGACGTTCTCCCAGTATCCGACCCGTCGATCTTTTCTATGGCGCAACGACTGTCGCTGGCACAGACACAGCTTCAGTTGGCACAGGCTGCACCGCAGATGCACAATATGTACGAGGCTTATCGTCGTATGTATGACGCGCTGGATATTAAGAACATTGACAGCATCCTGCCGCCGCCACAGCCGCCACAACCTGTGGACCCCGGCATGGAAAATGCAAACGTGCTTTCCGGTCAGATGGTTCAGGCGTTTCCGCAACAGGATCACATTGCACATATTCGTGTTCATGCAGCCATGTTGCAACAACCAGCTACAGCTTCTAACCCACAAGCGTTTATGATGTTGCAGTCTCACGTTCAGCAGCATGTAGCTATGCATGCTCGTGATTTGGTGCAAGATATGTTCATGCAGGCAGCACAGCAGGCTGGTGAGCCTATGCCTCAGATTAATCCTGACGCATTAGAAGCAGCAGTCGCGCAACAGATTGCTGACACAACAGAACAGTTAGCACCGCTACTGACACCACCACAACAGCCTGATCCGCTTGTTGCTATTCGTCAGCAGGAGTTACAGAACGATACGCAGGAGATTCAGCGCAAGGCGATGAACGATGCGATGGACTTCCAGATCGATCAGGCTCGGTTGATGCAGGCGTATGAGTTAGCGCAGCAGCGTCAGAACTTACAGGAACAGATTGCGGAAGACCGTAACCTTGTTAACGTGTATCGTATCGACACACAAGCTGATTTGAAGAGGACTCAATGATATGTTTCAGGCTCTTATTGGACCCATTGCTTCACTGGCTGGATCGTTTGTTGAGGGGCAAGTTTCCAAGCAAAAAGCGAAAGCAACTCTTGCGCAAACTGAGGCGGAAGCGAAAGCGGAGATAATGAAGACAGCAGCTACCCACGACAGTAAGTGGGAGTTGATTATGGCTGAGTCTACAAAATCGTCCATTAAGGATGAAATAGTCACGGTGATTATCCTAATTCCCGTGATTTTAGTTTTCATTCCGGGCATGGAACAGGTAGTCAAGAATGGCTTTGATCGCTTGAATGAACTGCCGGACTGGTATCAATATTTGGTTTTCCTTGTGTGCAGTGCCGCACTAGGAATAAAAGGACTGGACAAGTTCAGGAAGAAGTAATGGTATTTGATCATTCACAACGTACAACAGAAGAACAGGCGAGAAAGAATCGTGGCAGAGATAACAATGGAAAGATTTCTCAAGTGGAAGATACTACCCCGCTTGATGATGATTGGGATGTCAATATCCGCTTGGCGGGTAGTGGAGTGGTTCATGGAATTGCCAGACCCTACTGCTCAACAGGCGGCCCTAGTTAGTGTCGTAACGGGCGTTTTAGCTGGTGCTTTTGCCGTTTGGCTCAACCACGAGAAGAGCTAAATGCCCAAACTGAGTGAAAATACGGAAGTAGCACTGCCACTTCGTAATATCATTTCTATGGTTGCTGCTGCATCTTTAGCAACTTTTGCCTATTTTTCGATTATCGAAAGATTAAATACCATCGAGACCAACATCACGATGATGAAATCTGATTTGGAGCATAACACAGAATTTCGCATTAAATGGCCCCGTGGTGAAATGGGTAGCCTGCCAGCAGACTCAGAACAGTTTATGTTGATAGAACACCTTGCCCAGCAACTTGATGAACTATCTAAGCAGATAGACGAGGGCCGAGCACCGCATGACCAGCAGCAGAAGCTCACGCTAGACTTTTATGAAAAGCGCATAAGTAACCTTGAACAGAATTTAGAGAAGTTGCGAAACGGTGATCACTAAAACAATGACATTGTTGCTGTATCTAAGCGGTGGTATTATAGAGCACACCGGGCCTATGAACATGTCTGAGTGTTTGAAGATGAAACGTCAGATAGAACGCAACGGCTGGAAGGACAGAAAAGACACACGTTATTCGTGTGAGAAACGTCAGGTTGAGGTGGCTGTTGGCATCGATGGCAAAGAGTATATTGTAAAGCTAGTTGATTAGAAAAAAATAGTGTAGGATAGGACCATGACACGGATTAAACAATTTGCCGATGACCTTGGCATTCCATACAACGAAGCAAAGAAGTTAGTTATGGCTAGTAGAAAAAAGAAAGATTCTGGTAAAGACGTTTTAGATAGGATGCGTGAACGCGCTAACAAACGCGTAGACGATTTTACAGACGCAGCAAAAGAAGCCGACCGCATTGCAAATGAGGACACAAACATGAAGTTGAAAGCTAAAAAAGGTAAGTCAGTTACCGGACCAATTCCTCGTCCTAAACGTGGCGACTTGAATGAAATGGTGCCCTTTGATCGTGACGCATACGAAGAAGCGTTAGAAAATGAAGAAAAATTAGAAGAGTATATGCGGACCGCTCCAAGACAGGAAGCTAAACTAAAACGTCGTGGTGATGATAAAAAGGTTATCAAAGCCGCTGACGGTGCTTTTGTCCGTGGCATGGGCCGAGCCTACATGGGTAACCCTAGAGCAACGAAGTTGAGATAATGGTTGATCCTTACGAAGCTGAACTTGCAGAGCAAGCCGCCAGTGGTGGTTCAGGTTCCACATTAGGTGGTGGGTTTAACTTTAGTGGTAGTAGCGGCAGCAGTAATATATCCACTAGCAGCGATGACGGCGGTGACAGCGACAGCGACAGTGGTAGGCAGTTTATCCAAGGTGTTATTCGTGACAAAGCCACAGGTAATGTAACAAACCCCTACCCAAACAGTTTCTTTTCAAGAATATTTGGAGCAAAAAACGTAAGTTATCAGAACATAATCCCGCAGAACACATTGAATAAACTAGGTGGTCTAGCGGAACAACGCTTCAACAATCCACAGATGGCAGTAGATCGTGGGTTTGGTAAACTGTTTGGCGGCGCAGAAGGTGAGATGACTATAGCTGGGCCGCGCACCGCTGGAGTCCGACCACAGACTTTTACAGAAGGTGTTGGTGGTTTGCTAACCAGCATGATAGTTCCTGGTGGCGGTATGCTGGAAAGAGCGGGGCGTACAGTATATGCTCCTGAAGGTTATCTACCTGAAGGATACGAACAACCTGAAGGCGGACTGTTAGAACAGTTTTTAGGTGGCTTTGGTGGCTTGCTTCAACCAGAGCCAGAAACAGTAGGTAGAGCGGTGGGACAGGCTAAAGACACCGCAGCTTCTCTTGTAGACAGAGCGCGTCAAGGTATAACAAGTGTTTTGAAAGACCCTGTGGCAGATGACATGGTTGCTTCTGTGTCCGCGCCAAGAGGTGAGTCAAGAGCGGATATTGTTGCTAGAACACAGCAGGAGTCTGTGCCTACTGCTATGCAAGATTTTTTAACAATGCCGGGGTCTATTACAAACGCTTATCCTGAATTATTTGCCGAACCTGAAGTATTTACACCTAATGTAACAACTATCACTTCGGGTGCGCCACCTTTTGCTAAAATGGAATTAGGACCCGCCGCAAGAGGAAATGTTTTACTTAATCAGTTGGATATGAGAAAAGGAATAAGATGAGAATAGAAATAAAAATAATACCTGACGGTTTAGACCTTGGAAAAGAAATTCAGGATGGTATACCTGTAGACAAGATGGAAGGGGAGTGTCCTGCTGCTACACAGGACTTAGACTTAAATCTTGAGAACAGACAAAAAGCTATTGATGAGTATGGTTACGGACCGTTGAATCCAAACCTAGATGACAGTGGCAAGAACGATTCGTTCTGGCAAAAGATAGCGGATACATTTAACACTGATATTGAGGCTGCAAAAGATAGCAGATGCGGCAACTGTGCTGCGTTCAACGTCACTCCACGAATAAAAGACTGTATTGCAAAAGGCATTGGTTTTGAAGACGGAGCAGACCCATACGCATCTGTTGATGCTGGAGATATCGGCTATTGTCAGTTTATAAAATTCAAGTGCGCGTCAATGCGCGTTTGTAACGCATGGGTATCGGGCGGTCCAATAACAGAAGCTGCATAAATGATAAAACAAACTTGGGCACTGATAATGGATTCTGAAAAGAATCCATTACGCCACATTCCTGACATAAACACACGTCACATGGTCATGCAAGTTCTTGCGTGGATGTGGTGCATTATCTTTTCTATGTATGTAGGAAGCATAACCGTGTTTGGTGTTTCGGCTAGTATTCATGCTTTACTGATTGCAGGAATTTTCATCACACTTGGTACGTTTGAAACAGCAAAACGCAAACCTCAATATTTTGGTGGCTTAGGCAGAGGAACTGGTGGAGAACACGAATAATAAATGTGAAAACTGCTCGTATGATAGTTACGACAGGCTAATACATTTGTGTGGTTACTGTGAGGAGGAGGCCATCAAAGAAAGAATTAAGTGGTGGCAAGACGGTAAAAGAAAGTTAAATGAACGAGAATA